CCCTTTGAGGGGCTACCGGGATAAGAGAATCGCCACGTACCGTCATTCTTGAAGATCAGAATTGAGTTATTCAGCGGCAACATGGCGGTAATAAAACCGCTTTCACCGGGAGCCACGTCAAAGAAGTCTGTCGCGGTAGTCCATGTATCCAGTTTTGGCGTACCGGAGCTATCGATCGTAGAGAACATAACTCGGGAGCCTGTAGCGGCATTTCCCGTACCGGCAATCCACAGACGCGACTTATAGGCGATAAGGATATCACCCTTTACGATACCGGTTCCGGTAACGGTAAAGTCGGCCAGCGTAGAGTCAGACTTACGCCACTTGAATCCCTGAATAGTAGCGTTTACTCCCACAGAGAAGTAAGCCATGTCCTGTACTTGAACATATCCGGTGACCTTATTAACGTCACCGGATAGGAGCTTAATTTGAACAAAGGCCGTGGGGTCGCCGTTGAGCATATAGCCCAGCGACCAGTCCGTACCCGTCCATTTCTGAGCGATAACATACCACTCAGTAGTGGAGATACGGTAAATACCCATTACTTTCCAACCTGCGGTATTTGTTGAGGAAAGAACACTTCCATCAACTACTTCCATAGGCGGTCGGGAAGTAAGGGAGCTATCGAGTCCAACTTCAAAGTTGATCAAATCGACAGCTTGGTTATCCCCAGCTTCACCGGCTTGGGAGACATTGTTAAGGCCCCCTGTAAAGGGGCCGATGAGAACTGGTTTACCGGGCATTTAGAATACGTCCTCTAGATCAAGGCGAATAGTAGGGAAGTCTGAGTTCTGAGCAACAGTCCTGTTGGAATGAATACCGAGAGTCTTTTCAAACTGAGACTGCTTCATCTGCGCCATTTGGGGGTTTTCGTCAAGTTCATATGCCTGAAGAAGACAGTATTGAACAAGAGCGGAGTAATAGCTATCAGGGATCGTCAGAGCGTCTGAAGTAGTAGTTACCTTCGTCGGCAGAGCCGTAAACCGGAATGTAAGCCCCAGCGGATAGCCGGTAGTAGGCTTGGGGTAAAGAATAAGGTTTCCCTCTTCTTCAAACCAAGCCGTAGGATCACCGGTATTTCCGTCACCGATAGCGTAGTTTTCTGCTTCCTGAACCGTAATGGCCCGAAGCAGGACGTTATTAAAGCGAACCGACGTGATTCGACTGATATTAGTCAGGTTTGGATCGGCGCTAAGAGCATAGGTATCCTGATTAGCGATAACATCTGTCTTAGCAAGCTTTTGGTTAATCGTATTATTTTGATCTACGATTTCCCGCTGTCCGTCATTAATCCATCGAATAATGTCGGCATCGTTAATTTCGACACCAGATTCGTCACCGAACTGGCGCTTTACCGACGTAAGAACATCGGAGACGTTGCGCGTATAGCGTTCAATAGACATTTAGTACCTTACTGAATACCAAGGGTGGGGAATTCATTATCTGCCCCAAGCTTACGGCCATTAATGCGGTAGGTATGGAGCGGGCTGGAAGCAACCGCGTGAGCCACTTCAGCCCGCTCCATAAGGTGTTCCCGATGTTCCTTCTTACGTTTTTCTTCTGCCTTGGCTTTATCGTCGATAAACTTGTTATAGAGCGACTTTTCTCCATGACGTGTAGAATCGTTTTCCCACAGCCAACGCATAAGGAACGTCGTATTACGCGCCATTTCCTCAGAGAGTTCTTTAATGATAAATCCGCCAAGCTGATCCACCAAAGCAAAGGGCTTATCGGCGCTATGCTCCGCTCGTTGTTCCGTGGGCTGGTAGGCAATGCGCAAATTGGGATATGCGGCATTTACCTGTGCATCACATTCCAGAACTTCCGAGGGGATGAGGGTTGACCCGACGAATTCAAACATTAAATATCTCTCCTTAGACGAGGTTAAAGACCCAACCGGGTTCAATAACGTTGGGGTTGGAAGCAAGGCTGGTATAGCGTCCCTTGTTCAAAGCAATAAGGGTATTAACCGAAGTACCGAACTGCTTTGCAATGGTGCTCAGGGTATCGCCCTTAGTGACAATGCACTGGGTAGGCTTACGGGCGGCGGGAGGGGCCGGAGGGGCCAATACCTTTTCCGGTCGCGGCCTAAGCCAGCCGGTAACAGTTCCAGTTCCATGCTGGGAATAGCGAAGGGTCGCACGCCCGGCGGGAAGCCAGTTAAAGTTACCGTTTTCCTGAATAACGTGGACAAAAGTAGTATCCGCGCTTTCAACTACGGCGGTATGTCCATAAACGTTAGAAGCGTCGCCGCCCCAAACAATAACGTCACCGCGCATAGGAATCTGGTTGGGCTTAGTCAGATCGTTATTAATACGAATCCAATAAGCATCGGGAGCCGCGTCGAGAAGACCCTTAGCTCCGTTAACCCCGCCGACAGACTTAGGCCAAGGAACTCCGAAGATATCCTGACCGTACTGATCGACAAGATCGACACACTGATTACCAAAGGCACCGTCGGGATTCATATTGCGCCCGACAGCACTAGCAATCCAATTTTCAATAGTGGTAGACATTATGCCTCCTATCTATGCTGAATGATGGGCCAGATAAACGCGGCTCCTGCGAGAAGAAGGCCTGTTATCGAGACTTTCTTCCCCCAGTCGCTGTCTTGTTTATCTCGGATTTCCCGAATATCTTCTTTATTTTCCACAGAAGTTGAAGTATTAGCGGCGATTCGGCCGTCTATCTCCCGAAGAAGCTTATTGCCGTTTTCTTTACCGTTTTCAAGCTTCAAATCAACTGCTTTAATCTGTGCTTCAAGGTCAACGCGGACCTTATTCGTCTCTTTAGCGTTGTCTTCGATACGGCGGGAGTGCTCTGTGACCACCGTGCTAAGCACGCCTTCGATCCTGCCAAGCTGAACTTGTACCGCAATTAAGGTGGCCTGTTCTTCCCCAGCCATAAGAAAGCCTCCTATTAGACGATCAGGGCTACCCAAGTCCCCAATGTTCCGTTTCCGGTTCCCACAGTGCAAATATAGAGACGCTGGTTAGCAGTACCCGGCGTATCTGTGCGCTGATAGAAGTTTCCGGCTACGCCACCATTAGGTACGGTAGCCAGAGAAGGGGCACCGGCACCGACGAAGGTGTTATCGACACATTCCTTGATAATCCCGAGGTTCTTCTGCCGCTGATATTCCGCCTCTGCACCCATAGGGTCGTAAAGGAGCTGAGCCTTTGCCTTGGACGGGAAATAGCGGAGAAGCTTGGTGGCAAAGTTCTCACTGGCGTGCTTGTAGCCAGCGTCACCCTGCTGATATGTATTAGGCATTTTGACCTCCTAAGTCATTTTAATTTTAACAGTTAGTTATCTGTATGGGAATTAGGCACAAAAATAGGGAGGCAGGGAATTAACCCTACCTCCCTATTTATTGAGTTATCTACTAGGAGATATCCTCGGTGATGTTAGTAACAACACCGTGAGAGTTACGACGAGTAGTACCAAGTTCGCTGTACTCGTAAAGAGAAGCGACATAGGCGTCGTATCGGCCAGAAGCATCGACCTTCTGCTTCCACATAGAACCATCGCGGTCCATGAATTTGAATTCATGCGGCCGGTACAGGTTAATGGCCTTTTCGTTAACGAAGTATGCCGTCGAAGCCGGAGCGTCGATATCAGCAATCATCGGAAGAGAACCCGAAGAACCAGCGTTGAATTCCAGACCGGTGTAACCACCGGCGAAAGTCTTGGTATCGGTAAAGCGCCTCTGCTGAGTAAGCAGCTGCCAATATGCCCGCTGAACTCCGAGAGTCGTAAGGATAACAGTTGCCTTAGTACCATTACGGCGAAGACGGTCAGCCATTCGCATAAAGGTAGCCTCACTAAGAGCGGTAGAAGTACCGCCCTGAGTGTTCTTTTCAGCCTTCCAAACACGCTGGGTAGCCGGGTTAATACCGTACAGGGTAGAGGTATCGTCCACGATAGCGGCAAGACCAGTCCATTCACGGCCAAAAGAGCCCTGACGAACAAGGATATCGCCAGCGGCTACGCCGGTAAGCGTACCGGTAACCGTAACGGTATTAGCAACGGTATCAGCGGTAGTAACGCGGATATTCGGCTGGCGAACGGTAGCCGTAGCACCAGTCTGGATATCCAGAAGTTCATCATCCTGAACGTGCTGGACGTTATCAACCGTGATAACCTGACCTGCCACAGAAACAACCGTAGCAATACGGCCATTACCGTTACCGAAATACTGACGGTTACGGTCTTTAGTGAGGTCTTCCTTAATGCCGGAAACTTCCATTTCCATAGCATCTGCAAACGACTGGTAATCCTTAGTGGCCAACTCGAAAGTCTGACCATTAAGTTCAATAGCACCGTACTGGTACTTCAGACCAAGCTGAGCACGCGCCGTGCCCTGCTTACCAGCATTGGGAAGAACTTCGCCTTCGTTACGTGCGCCGATACCCGAGTTACGAGAAGTCTCAATCGGGAATACGACATACTTACCGCCGTAAGGCAGAGTACCCGTACCATTGCTGGACGAAGTAATACGGTTGTAAGAAAGGGTATCGTTGTTAAGCTGTTCGTTAAGAGAGCCCTGATACACTTCCTTAAGAATGGGGTCAAGGTTAGCCATTGTCTGTGGCATAACAATATCCTTTCAAGGGAGTCAGGAGAAGGCAGATTAGCCTTCGTTAGCGGCTCTCAGCAATTCGGCTACGTGGGCAGTTCGATCTGCCTTAGACATAGTAGCGGGATTAACCTGAGAGCTAGGGAGTGCCCGATTCCCTCCACCGGAGAGATTAGGCGGGGCAGGTGTACCCGGCTTCCTAAACCATCCCATGTTATCAAGTTCCTTTGCCGCCGCATTAAGGTCTTCACGACCACCGGAGACAGAGGCATTAGCGATTGCTCGCTTAATGACTTCCTGATAAGGGATATGGGGATAGTTTGTCTGAAGCTGGGTAATCTCGGTATTCAGCTGAGCATTAACCTGCTGTTCCATCTGCTGATTCTGCATTTGGACAGCCATTTGGTTAGCAAGCTGTGCCTGCTGTGCTACCTGCTGAAACCGAGGGTCTTTACTAATATCGAATTCAGGAGTCTGTTCAAGACCGCTGATATCGTATTCACTCTGCGTTTGGCCCTGGCTATTGTTCTGACCCTGCTGTGGAGCCTGCGGAGAAGTCGGGATGTAATTGTACTGAGTATTCAGGAAATCAAATACGCCCCGAGGGTTAGTCTGGAAAAGATGCGCCAGTTGCATAGACTGGTCGATATCATCCCGGCTAACGCCGTGCTCTACAAACTCCTTGAAAGGAGCGAATTTCTGCTGTACCTCTTGCGTGTATTTATCCGACTTAGAAAGGTGTTCTTTCAAGTGGCCGTGGAACTCCTGCGGCACCGGGGAAAGAATATCATTCCAAGCCGGGTTATCGCTAATGTCCTGAGAAGTGCTGGTATCTACGCCTGTGTCTGTGTTGTCGTTAGACGGTGCGTTATCCGCGTAGATATCGTTTTCCGGGTCCATTACTTCTCATTTCCGAGTTGTACCATTGAAGGCCCTGACTCTTTATTTAGTTTATTAAAGCTATTAGTGTTCGTCAACTGGGTGCGCCTGCGGGAGCACTTTGCGGGGCAGTAGCATTAGAGAACTGATTATTACCGCCGACATTAGGCCCACCATTAGGACCCTTTGCCGGGGGTCCGCTTTGTGCGCCCGGCATACCACCGGGAGCGCCGCCCATAGGAGCGCCGCCCGGGGGTTGTCCGCCAGCACTACCGCCCTGCATAAGCTGAGTAAGCTGAGCCGTAGCCTGCTTATCCTTATGTGCCTGAACATGCTTCTCAAACTGGTCTTTAATAGACTGGTCCAAGTTTTCATATCGCTGGGACTTCTGGAAGTTCTGGTGGATAAAGATATGCGTATCATCGTTATCGTAGTCGTTGACTGGAAACAACGGCCTATCGAACTTATCCAAAAGCTGTGAAACTACAGGGTCTTGTCGCGCAGTGTTTTCATCGACACCGTGCGTATCAAGATACTGTTGCTTCATTTGCTGAGCCTGTTGCATAGCCATTTGAACTTCTTCCACAGGAAGATTGGCCATACGCATATTCTCACGCTTTGCCTGATTCTCATCTACCTTAACAAGCTGGTAGTAAGCGCGCATGTTAGGCAGGTCCAGCATTTCCAGACCCTTATCAGCGGGAATCATACCCCGGTTCATAAGGTCCGTAACAAAGGCCCGCATTGCCGCCTGAGAAGTCGGGAGAGCAGTTCCCTGATCGATACGAATATCCGTACCGGACTTGATATCGGCACCCTTTAGGAACAGGACCGAGAAGGACTGGTCCATTCCGGTGGCCTTAATCATACGGGGTTCGTCCCAATACTGAACTGCAAGCTGAAGAGACTGTGAAGCCGCTTCTTCCGTGGCCTGTTCAATAGAGTCATAAACCGACGCCATAAAGCTATCGTCACGTTCCTGCAAGAAGTTAATAGCGGTAGCCGCCGTAACTCCGCTGGGAGCGTTACCCTTACTTACCTGATGCTGACCTGACATATCCTCCCAGTCGCGAAGCATTTCTTGACGCTCTTCGCTAATATACTGGGGCATAGGCGGGATAGGAATCGGAACCGGCTCTTTAAATCCCGGTTTAATTGGAATAAGCTGACCCGGCTTAGAAGTCCAACGATTGATATCGATAGAACCCTCTTGAACAAAGTATCCAGCTTTAGCAGTTGCATTCCGATTCTCCACTGTCTGAGAGCGGGACCTGTTGATTTCCTTCTGAATAGGAATAAGGTCTTCGATAGTAGACGTGGAGTAGAAGGAACCCGAAGGCACATTCTCAATCTTTACGAACGGGAACTTTCCGTGATCGTAAGGTAGTCCGTCGTCTGTGCAATATACGATCGTCTTATCAACGACAATAGCCATGCCGCCGTTCGGGAAGAGAGTCGTAGCGCCCGGCTTGATATAAATTTCAATAACCAAGGAAGAGTCAGGCTTAGCATTAGACTCAGTACCCACAAGGTTGAGATAGCGAGTCTCAAAGATTTCATTGGTCCCCACTACGGTAGGCTTCAAATCGCTACTAAGCTTATCAGCGAAACGTTCTTTTACGTCTTCCACAGACATTGTGTAAGCGTGGAGAACAAAAGGCTGACGCTGAATGTCCTGTTCAAGCAGATCAGGCACAAAAATATGGAATGGCGTAGGAGCCGAGAAGCAGAAGTCCCCCGAAAGGTCGTTATCTCCCTGCTTATCCGTCTCATCGCTATCCCATGCGACTTTCACGTATCCAATTCCACATGTAGAGGTCCAGAATGCCGCCTGCTTAAAGGCCGCATCGAATCCCTTTTCTTCGCTAACGTATTCCCAAACCGCTTCGCCAGCCTCAGCGGCAATGATATCTTCATCTTCCGCTGACGCCGGTTTAACTGACGCCATAGGTTTCTGAGAAGTCATACGGCTAATCTCGGTTCTAACGGTAGGGCGTACCCGGTTAATAACCAGACGCACTCTACCGGGAACCTGTGGAGCGCGGATCAACTTACCTTTGAGAAGCGAAACATACTGATCGCCCTTGAAGAATGCAAGGTTGATATACCACTGATTACGGATAGGAGCTACGTCGCTCTTGCATTTCTCGTAGCGTGACCTAATCCAATCGGAACGCTTCTTATCGAGAATGGCCTGAGCCATAGCGGCTACAACGTCAGACTCAGGATCATCTGCGCTGGTATATCCGTGAATCTCTCCGGCGGTACTCTTCTTCTTAGAAGGTGATACCGTGTTCTTCGCTATAGTAGTCTCGCTCATCTGGTGTTAATCCTCCCCTCGTTGCTAGAATGATATCAACTTCGTCTTGTGCGTCTGAGTTATCTTTTACTGGGCTTAATTCCGCTGAACCCGAATTCATCGCTTGAATCGCCTGAAAGCTCATCGGGTCCTTCGTCGATAGCATCGCTACCGTCTTGTCCAGAAGCTTCGTCAGAGGTACTACCGTCTCCGACATTATCTTCAGGCTTTTCAGCATGAGTAGGACTATCGTTGTGAGGCACAACACGATCAAGGAAATCAGAGACCAGTACAGATAGTCCATCTTTAAGGCTTTCTACTTCGCGGGGGACATTAAGGACTTCGGCATTAAGCTCTTCAATACGACGCTTCAGGATAGTAACTTCATCCTGAGTAGCCATACCCAAGACCCGCGCCATTTCCTCAACGTCGGTTACCCGGATATATGCGATGCCGTGAAGATCATCAAGATCGACTCCAAGGTCAAATACTGGACCATCAGCAGTCCTATGAATGATATCCGCAGACATAAAGCCCCAAGGCTGTTCTTTAAGAACATAACGAGAGTGGGGGTGATGGTTAGTTGGAAGTGTCATTGTTGTCCCTCGCGATAGCCGCATTAGCCCAGAACATAGCTTCTTCAAGCTTAGTAATAGCTAGTGCCTTTTCCCGACCTGAAGGAAGCTTCTCTTCAAAGAATAGAGCAAGCTTTTGACTGTTATACCTGACGGAAGAATGATCCATCTTCTTTTCATCAGTATTAGCCGCATGAAAGCCGAAGCGGTGTTCGATATCAGCCGACATTAGTCTTCTCCATTTCAACATAAATCGGAGTGTCGTTATCCGGCGTTACCGGATCGAGAACTGCCTGAAGTTCTACTACCGGAGCAGGCTGTTCTACAGGGGCCGGGGTACTCTCGGCATTCCCCTGCTTTGATCCGGTAGTTTCCGGTGCAGGGCTTTCCTTTGCCGCAGTATCTCCCGATACAGGGCTTTCTGCCGGAGCCTCTTCGGCGGGAGCTTCTTCTTCGTCATGGAACACCACATTCTCAACAAAGTCCCCCACAGGAGGCTCAATGGGCTTATCGATATCCCGGATTACCTCAAAGGCACCCTGAGAGATAACAGTGTTATCGAATACCGAGTGGAAGTCGGGCTTAGCGCCCATAACACTCGCACGATAACGTTCGTCGCGGATAGCGTCAATCTCGTGAGTGTACGGACCGCCGCCAGCCTTATCTACTTTATAACTCATTACCCGACTCCTTCAAACTCCCAAGAATCGGGAGAATCGTAAACTTGATAGACAGACTCCCTTGGGGTGAATCCCGGAGTTCCTGTGTCTCTATATGGTACCAACATATCCTTCACCGCGTCTATTGTCTGCATATTAGCGGAGACACGATTACCCTTATTATCGAATGCCATATCAGGCTGAAGAGTCATAAAGTAACGGAGAGAGTCGGGGGCATCATCATCCTTCTTATGGATAGTGCCCTTGGGTGCGTTATCAAACTGAAGCTTCTTAGAAGCATAGGTAGCCCACCTTAGACGCATCATCTGGTGTTCCAGAGTGGTGCAGTTAGGGGTGTATTGCCAGAAGGGCCTACCTTCTTCCCGAGGGTCAGTATCGACCTTCATATATTGCTCTATTTTGATAAGGCCTATGTTGACAGAAGCAGGTCCTGTAGGAACTCCCTCAACGGCAAGATAGATACCGTGTCGAGAGTATTCTTGGATATCGGAAGTTCCTGTATTACTACGGGTTTGCCGCATGGCAGGATCGCCAGTTCTAAGGTAGACGCTGATACCCTTGGGTTTGAGGAACTCATCTTCGTATTCCTTTACTTTCTTAGCCCAGTCTTCAATAGTGGTAAAGCTCTCTACCATTTCATGAAAAGTAGTAATATGACCATTGGGCTCAACAGCGTGCCAAAGCCAAGCAGTAGGGTGAGCCCAACCAATATCAATAGACGTATAAACTCGCATATCTCGGGTGACTTCAAAGTTAAACTGAGTTTTGTGAAGCTCTGGATTAAAACTCTTAAATACACGGCCACCGAGTTGGACGAATTGTCCCTTCTCACGTGCCGCCCGTTCCTGCGGGTCAAGTCCTGCAAGGTATTCCTCAGCTTCTTCTTTACCGATGTGGGGGTTATCGAGCATATCTGCCTGAATAACGTCGAAGATAACATTGGTCTTATCTTCGACCACAGGGGAATAGATATCCTCATAAACCCATGTAAGACCATCCAGCGGGGTCATGGAAATCCACCATGAACCGCCGGTATCAATTAGACGGGCACGACACTCATTGAAAATATGCTTAGGGGGTTCCTCGTCAAAAGCGATAAAGTGTCGAGAAGTTCCAGCAAACTTGTCCAACTCTTGGTCATAAGACATAAACTCAATAAAAGAACCATTGTTAAGAGTAAGAGTCTTAAGATACTTATCGTAAGAATCTTCCCATGACCCGTTGATGAGGTATTTCGCCGGGAGCCATTGCTGGAAGAGGGGGAGGATAATCTTAGAAAGCCCATTGGGGAAGTCAACACAAACCAAGCGACCCCGTGTGGGTTCTTTCGGCATAGTCCGATAAGGGTGAGTCTTTGTGAGCCACCAGAGGCATTCCGTAACATCGGCAATAGTCTTTCCCGCTCGGTTTCCACCGATATAAAGTCGCCCCTTCTTATGGGACTTATGGAATTTGAGTTGTTTCTTGTGTGGCTCATAGCGGGACAAGTTCGGAAGAAAGGCCGTTTTGGTCAGACTTTCCCCGAGATTCGCCAGCATATCTGACACTGTTAGTGTTTTCTTCGGGGGCATGGTCTTCTTCTCTAGGTGTCCAACAGTGCTTACATATCTTCTGATTAGTGTAAACGCTGTAGAAATAATCTCTTGCGCTATGAGAACACATCGTCGTGCCCTATCTTTTAAGCTGTGGTCTGATCCACAGCGCCCTGTTGAGTTAGGAGAGAGATAACAGAGGCCAAAGCCGTGTTAGAACCCTTAGCACCACTGATAATTACGCCTTCAAACAAAAGCGGGGAGTCACTGCCGTTATGAACGTGACTCCCCGCCGCGGCCTGATTATTACCGGCCCCTAATGTATGATGTTGTGAGCCTGCTTCAGTATCTACGTCGCTATAAAGGTGAAAGAGCTTCACCGTCATAGGATCAGGACTTGGGTTATGGTCAGTATTCTCGGATGCGGCTGATACGCTCATTACTGAATCGCCACCCAGTTAACGATGATTGCATAGCTAGTACCAATAGCCGCACCGTCAGACGTTGCCAACTTAACAGTAAACTGCGTAGTCGAAATAGAATACGTCATAAGGGACAGCATAAGCGCTCTACCGGCAGAGTTAATGTTGATAGATGCGACAACAATAGGTGCCACGGTAAAACCAGCCGGTAGCGTGACTACTTGAGTAAGGTTAGTCTGCGCACTCGTAAGGTTTAGGGTAGTGGTGCCGCTTGCAATCCTAGAAGCGATAGGCGTTCCCAAACCATCGACATTTTTATTAACTTCGTCCGCAATAGTGGAGAAGTTAGTATTAAGAGTTGGCAGAGAATAGTTTTCTGCCGGATCAGGTAGCTGGAGATTAGACGCTCCAATGGCTTTCGCGGTACTCATGGGTATCCTTTGGCATCTAGTTACATTTCGATAGCCCGGTTTCCGCGAAGTGAAAGCTGTTGGCCGATAGCCATTCTCTCATTCGGGTCTTTCACGGTTTCATCGATAATCTCTAGTAGGATACCAAACAATTTCTGTGCGTCAATTTGCTTGTTCTTAGCCGGATCAAAGTGACCGGTAAGCTGGAAGCCAAATTCAATAGCTTTTTGCTCCCCATTGGCCATTTTATTAGCCAGCGCGAGTTCTGCGAGAGGGATAGCGGCCCTTACAGCGTCTCCACCGAGCTTCTTATACGCCTCATCGAAGACTTTATTCTTCTGCCAAGCGGCGAATTCGGCCCATGTAACGCCTACCTTCTTCAATTTCTGCGCCGGAGTTAGCGGAGAAGAGATATCGGTGAGCAGGGTAAGATAAGCAATCATCTTGGATGATAAGCCTTCGTCCTTTTCCAAGATCATAATTCCAAGGCTGGACATTTTGTCCAGATAGTCCTCGGAGACAATGTACTCATCGATTTCTTCTATGCTGGGAGTCGGTGCCTTTAGTGCGCCATTAGCATCGAAGCCGAATTGAAAGATCGTGGCACGTTCCGCCCATAGCTCACTAATAGCCTCGGCTGTAATCTCCCTATCAAGCGTATATAAGGTACGGCTGAGCATGGCGATCTGGTTGCGTACCGCGAGCGTCATCGACCCCACTGTATATACAGTACGAACGGCCGGCAGATCGGCCCCTGTGGGCGCTGGCGGGGTGCTGGGGGAGGGTGATTCGACAGACTCAGCCGGTTCTGGCTCATCCATACCCATAGCGTCGAAGATATCCATTACATGTAACCTTTCCAATGCCATTCATGCCATTCCCTATATTCCGTGGTGAATGGTTCACCGGCATGTTTAACTTCACGTCTATACATACCGACCTTCATAAGCGACGTAATGCTTTCCGTGTCATTAGTCCAAGCAGGCATTTCGATAGTCGGGACCTTGATATAGCCCCGCTTATTAAGCGCATCCGAGATAACGAGCAAAGCACCGTCTTTAGGGCCGCCGCGGAGCATGATAGTGGGCTGACTATTCTCCATCGAAGATCGTCCTTTCACCCACAGGAAGATCAGCTAGGTAGGCAATGTTCTCAGGGGGCATCCCGAAGAATTCCAGTCGCTTCTTAATAACGACAGGTAGGAACTTCGTGCTACCGGCCTCATAATGCTGAAGAATAGCGGGGTTAATAAGAAATAGTTTAGCGAATTCCATCTGCGTATCTGCAACGATTTCACGGAATTCAATCCATGAATCGTATTTACGGGTAGGAACTTTAAGCCACATACGCGGGGTAAGAAGGCGCTTACGCTCTTCGAGCATTTCCTTCTTATAGGCGACGTACTTAATCCCCCACAGGGTATCCTTATCGACTCGGGTCATAAAGCTGTGGAGCTTAGGCGGCATTGTGTCATACAGAGCAAGATCGGTTCTGTGGACAATTGAATAGCCGACGTTTGCAATTTCGGCCAAAGTGCTTTTATTGAGTTCGCGTCCGTTCAGGGCAGTAAGGATGCGTTCGTCATTATTAGCGGACTGGATAAAAAGCTGAACTGGATTGATAGCCACGTTATGTGACCTTTCGGATTTGTGTGCGGACGCCAAACATGCGATAATGCATAGCCATTTGCATAGCAGTTTCGGAACTTACGGTAATATAGGCCATTCTCCACTTATCGTCAGGGAAAAGTTGGCGGAATACTACATACTTTCTTCTCATGTGTTTATAGTATCCGTAGCATAGAGGGAAGTCAAGAGGGAAAAAATTCTCAAGTGGTAAAGGGATAAACGTGGCTGGAAGTTCAAAGCTCGGCAACATGGTTAATGGCTATATAGGACTATATGCGGTAGACTATCCATATCGGCCCCAAAGAAGAGGGCCACCAATGAAAGGCACACAATGTCACTCTCTCCCGTATATGAACTGATCTACTCCCAGCCGACCGAAGAGACTGTAGTTATCGGCGAGTTCGATAGCTGGGAAATGCTGGCCTCTCTTCTCACTGAGGAATGCACAATGATCACGGAAGAGTCCGGCAATACTGAGTTGACCCTCATGCTCTCTTGCTGGTTCATGAAGATGCAAGCTTCGGATGCGGTTCAGTTCGCTGACCTCACAGAAGAGAAGATGGTCTATACCTACCCTGAGTCTGGTATTACCGGCGGCTGGTCTATCCGTCTTCTTGATACCGGCATTGAGATTCTTCGGACTGAATCCTTCACTAACCGCGAGGGTCAGAATGTGGAGATTGAACTGGAGAAGTCCACTCTCAACGGCGAGAGCGAATACAACGTCCGCACTTCGATATCGACTCTCACCTTTGAACGCACGGCTACGGTACGGACTATCATTCAGTCGGTATCAAGCTGGGAGTCGAAGATCAACGCTATCAATGAGATGCGCTACCTCATGATGATCAACGGCTATGAGGCTCCTAAGTCGAAGCAGGCTATCGTCAAGCTGAGCGGCCAGTTCCGCGACCAGCGATAGAGGCTATATGGTCCCACCCTTCGGGGTGGGACCTAGCCGCGTGGAAATAAACTGGGTGGATTTGATACTGGCCGACGCCCTGATCCATGTTTATTGGTTTGATGCGTCTTATATGTTGCATCGTGCTGGCATAGAGGGTAATGTTTCTCTTGTAAGGCAAACAACCCCGGGGAACGATCCCCACAGAGTCCAAAGGACAAAGACCATGACTGAAGTTTCCACTCCCAGCGCCGCCGATTCCATCTACGCAACGATCGCCAACGATATCTTGGCTGAAGCCAAGAATGACTCCCAGAAGCTTCACGATATGGTGAAGCAGGTCAAGACGGCCAAGGGTAGCGCGGATGACGTGAAGAAGTGGATCGATGAGTCCACAGAAGACACCGTTGTGAAGCGCCGCGACGCTATCGCCAACGCCAAGGCAAAGATCGCGGAGATTCAGGCCGAGCTTGAAGCAGAAGCACGTGCCGCTATCGTCCCGGATGATATCGACGTTAACGCGATTCAGGAATCCTTCAAGACGGTACGTGGTGAGGTTATCAAGACTCTCAGCGCCGCCCGTATCATTCTTGGCAAGGCAGGCGTTAAGGACTTGTCCGAGATTGATGAGCTTCAGAATAACCTGCCTAAGAGCATCACGGGCGTATTCAGCGGCTCCGGTAAGTCCCCTGAAGAACTTGCCAAGGTTCGGGAATGGGCTCGCGCTAATGGCCACACTGTCGCGGATCAGGGCCGGATCGCAAAGTCGATTCAGGATGAGTATGACGCCGCTATGAAAGAGGGCGCAACGGCTGAGTAAGCTCTAAAAAATATCCCCTATACCTTCGGGTATAGGGGATATTTTTATGCCCTGATATCAGATCATATATCCTATAGGATATTGGATTGCGTGGAAATAAACCGGGTGGATTTGATGCGTACCAACGGTGTGACCCACGTCACACCCTCTCATGTTGTGTTTGATGCGTCCGTAGCATAGACTCTATGTATGGCCTCAGGTCAGCCCGTTGGTTCGGGAGTTGTTTTAGAACTCAATAGCGATATGAAAATAAAGCCAAAGAAGAGCTTTAGGGCATATCAGATATAAAGGATATGATTATATCCAAGATAGCGAACTATCAATGTTATCTGTAGCTGATATGCCTCATGGACATTCTTTGATATCCAAAATGCCGATAATATTGGTTGCTAATAATCTAACTTTTTACATTCGAGTATAAATCCCATATAGAAGTCTTTCACTCCGTTACAGACTCTATATGGGTTTAGTGTAAACTTTATACAATGTAAAGTGTAAACCCTAACTTCCGCGTATTCTAGGGGTTTTAGTGTAAGGTTTACACTCCGAGTGTAAACTTTATACACTCCTAGTGTAAAGTGTAAAGAATCGGACTGTAAACCCTAGTGATATGCCCCTATCAGGCATATCCCACTAAAGGAGATATACCGCTATGACATGGATCGAAGTAACTCCCGCTTATGGCCGCGACTACAAGAATCAGAAGGCAGTAAAGGAAGATTGGGATAAGAACCTCGACTTCCGTGATACTCGCACTGGTTCTTACATCACTAAGAATGAGGCTATCAAGCACAACCTGTCTGTTAATGTCCGCTACTCCAACCTTACTAAGATTGTGACGGTAAAGAAGTAACATGACTACCCGTAAAGAACTTCGTAAGAAGTATTCCCTCACTAAGTTCACCGCTGATCTGTTTATCTTTGCAGTAGCGGCCTTCTTTATCCTGTCTATCTACCTTGGAAGCGGTGTTATCAAGTGAGTGAACTGAAGCCTGAGATTAAGGCCGCACTATCCCACAGAGAATACTTCAATCAAGGCGGGCTTAAAGGTTTCTATCCTTATTCGGATGCTCGGCCGCATATGGTATACATTGTGCGCAGTGGCGTTGATACCATTGCTGTCTTCGACGGTGACATATGGCATATAAGCGACAGCGACTTTCATTCTCTGCGCACTAAAGAAGACTTGAGACTAGTCAAGCAAGTTATCGGGGATCATGATGCTTACTCCATGTTCCCTGTGGTTCCCACGTTGGCCGCAATGGATGCTCTTCTTGAGCGTCTCGAAGTTAAGGAAATCTAATGCCTAAGTACACATACGGTGCTAAGTACATCGAAGTAGTAAAGACCGAACTATCCGACGTTGTTCTCTTCAACCGCTCATCTAAAGAAGTATTGGTTATTCCCCTGTGGGAATTGGAACGGGTGACTAAGGAACTAACCGACCTTGTTATCGCTGAGCAGGATAAGAAGGATGAAGAACGTAGGCGTAAAGAGCAGGCAGAGAATGATCTGCTTCAATCCAACCTTTGGCGTATTAAGAAGGAAGGCGAGTAATGACTAAGCGAATCTCTACCGTAGAGGCGGACTTGATTACTAAGTTCGGTACTCCTGCCCACGAATCATACGATATCGAAGAACTACGTGAGTATGGCGTTGACTTCAATCAACTCATTAAGGAATACGTGAGAGACGGTAATAAGAAGATCGTCCTTACCCTTACCACAGAAGAGGTAGAGTAATGTCCACAGAAGATAAGACTCAATTTATCCTCGACTGCACGGAATTCCTGTACGTGTATTCGCCTAAGAATACCGAGGCGGACGCGCGCTATGTATTCAAGGATGCGCGATTCGACGGTCCTAATAAGCTCGACGATGCTTATGAGTATGCTGTACAGCTTCATGAAGATAAACTCCTCAAAAGAATAGAAGAGTTCTTCAAAGAAGAATACGGCTCCCACAGGGTTAAAGAAGTACGGGACATTTCATGGGTATATGGTCCCAATGTTCATAGTCGGCATGTACGTGTTACCATTGAGGACCATGAGGGTACTGAAATAGTCGCTGACTATAAAGTCGAACTCGATAAAGACTGGCAGGTAACTACCTGTGAGGAATACAACCGCGTTATCTAAGTGAGAGGTTATGCCTAACCCTAATCGTTTCAATCCGCGCAACAAAGCGCTAGGGGAAGCCAATACGCTACTTATATTGGCTTCCCTTAAGACCGGGCCTAAGACAATGAATGATCTTATGGCCGTGTCTGGTCTTACTCGACAGACACTAACCAATAAGATCAAGGCCAATAAGGATATCCGGGCCACAGCTACTAGGCCGATCAAGTATTATATCGGTGACCATGTAGAGCTATCGACTATCCCCGATGAAGTTATCCGCCCTGATAAACCTACTAAGGTAGACACTGTAAAGGCGGCCATTGTTCATGCGCCTAATGAAGTAGTCTTCTTTCCCGCCGCTACTCATCACGATCACTCACGCTTTCACGATCACATTCTTAACAGTGAAGAAGACAACGGCTTCATGAATATGTATCGATCTGTGGGAACTAAGAGTGATCTAAATAACCTTGAACACCAGATCAAAACAATGTATGACCTAGTTCAATTCCGTAAGACACTGAAGGAGTTTGAATGAGTAACCATACCGGCCCCGGTTATTGGAAGATCACTAATACCCGATACGGTTTTGCTGTGGTGGATGGTAAGGTACGACGTAAACGGTTATACCATACTGAGATAAATGCCAGTCATGTAACACCGTGGCTTGCTATATGGGTTAGCGATAATCCTTACAGTATCCAAGCACCTAAGAGATTCAAGACACATAAAGACGCCCTCGCCTATGCCGTGTTGGGTGGAACGCCTATCCCGCCTGAAACATTGGCAACTCTGGAAGAGAGATAAAACAATGAGCGACCTTGACGATTTCTTTGCTAACATATTCGACGGAGCCGAACCTGCTAAACCGGCCAAAGAAGAGCCTGTTAGTGAAGCTCCCACAGAAGAAGTAAAGAAGATTGTTCTTAGCGGTGAGTTCTTTGATCCTGAAGACAAAGTTATCGAAGACGGTATTTGGGCGGGTATGACGGTTGAAGAAGTAGCCGCTGAATACGGTCAAGAAGAACCTGTAGAGCCTGTAGTTCTTTCTCCTGTGGATATCGCCAAGGCGGCTGTCGAAGCGGCTAACCAGCGCGAAGAAGAAGCACGCGCTAAGTTCCAAGCCGTTAAAGATGAGTACGCGGCAATGGAAGAAATGATGCGGGTTATGCGTCAGAAGTTTGCCGACGCTAATACCGAATACCGTGAAGTCGCTAACGATAAGCACGCGGCACAACGTAAGCTTACTGAAGCTGAGTTCATTGCTCAGGAAGAAGCTAAAGAAGCTGAGATTCAAAAAGAGAAGCGCGTATTGGTAGAGGGATACCGTAAGAAGGTAGAAGAACTTGATCCGGCATGGCGTAATGGTGCTTACGATCACCAGTGGGAAGGTGCTACTACTCTTGCACTTCACGGTAGCGCTCTATTGGGTGACGAAATGGGACTCGGTAAATCTCTCACCGCTCTTATGGTCCTCGACTTCATCGATGCACACCGCACGCTTATCGTTGCTCCTAATGGCACGGTAGAGAACCTGACTCTTGAGGCTATGCGTTGGAGTCCTCACCGCTTTACATTCCCTATGGCCGGTAGCGATAACGCTACTCGCACCGCATTGCTGAACACTATCTTCCGTCGCCGCTTTGAACAGGGTAAAGACTTTATCATGACGGTTAACTTTGAGCAGTTGCGTAATGCGGAATTCGTTGAGCAACTTCGTGAGTTGCAATTCGATACCATCATCGTCGATGAGGCAGACGGATTCAAGGATAAGTCGAGCGGTCTTTATAAGTCGCTCTATCGTCTGCGCTACGCGGCTAACAAGTTGGAAGAGAATGGTGAGCTTAGCTGTAGCGTTAAGCACTTCTATCCTATGACCGGTACCTTTATCCGCAACAAGCCTGCTGATATCTGGCCTGCCCTTAACTTGGTAGACAAAGAAGCTTTCCCGGTTGAGCGTGAGTTCCTGCTTACCTACTGCACCTATGATTCCTATGATGGGAAATGGAACTTCAGGACTGGTGGAGTTAGCTCGCTTATCAAGCGACTCGGTGGCCGTATCGTTATGCGCACCACAGTAGAGTGCGGAATCATTATCCCCGAACAGATTCTTCACGATGAGAATCCCGCTCACCTTGAAGTCTGTGAAGAATGTCGTACCGAATTCCCCATTCGCTTTATGGATGGTGAGTATGGTGACCAGCGCCGCATCATGAAACAGCTGGCCGAACATTCTCAGATCATTCTTGATAGCGAACGTAAGACTTCCACTATGGAACAACTCGCTATCATTACCCGTAACCGGCAGGCAGTAGTATGGCCCGGCGGTATCAAGCTTACGGGTGAACATGCCGACGGTAGTAAGTTCGAGTTCTCTGTGGGAGAAGACGTTAACGAATCTATCAAGGTCGATTGGGTGGAACGCAAAATCCGCGCCTTGCGTGCTAAAGGTAAGCGCGTAGTCGTATTCTCTCAGTTCAAGGACGGTATTAAAGAACTGGAGTCCCGGCTTAGGGATCAGCGGGTTGTTCGCTATGACGGTGACACGCCTTCTGATATCAAGTCCCGGGTTATGCAGGACTTTGATAGGCGAGTAGTTGCCGATCGCGGCAATGAATGGGAATGGGATATCGTTCTCTGTAACTTTAAGACTGGCGGTGTTGGTCTTAACTTTACTCACGCCACAGATACCATTCTTCTCGATGAGTATTGGAACCCGGCAGGTAATGAACAGGCTTTCCGTCGCACTAAGCGAATGGGACAGACTGAAGTAACTCACGTATGGATTCCCCGAGTTGCCCGCACTATCGATACGTGGATGAAGAATCTCAACGACGATAAGCGCGCTATGGTGGACGGCTTTAACCTTGAAGTCGATATGGAAAAGAACCTGACCGACTTCCTCTCTATCATGAAGGGCGACCTGTAACATGCCTTGGTATCTCGCGCTCCTGCTAGTAGCAACTCTACTAGCAGGAGCGACGGGTATTGTCATAGTTAATATCCGTGACCGCAAACCGAAGTATAAAAGAATACAGGATGACTTCAGCCTTATGCTGGATACTCCTGCCAAGAAAGCCCGTCACCTGAAAGAACATCGTGACTGGGATCAAGAGTTCCACGGCTACCTAAAGCAGCGGGAACTTATTATCTGGAACGGCAAGCTTATGTCCATCGAAGAAGCTGACCGTTCTTACTACGAAGAAGAAACAATAAGGAGATATAATGAAATTCTCGAAAAAGGTAAACTCATTCTACTTAGCGGCTGCAATCGCATTCTCGGCTGTAACTGTGGGAAGCGTAGTTGCTCTTTCAACACCGGCACCGGCAGAAAGTCCGGTTGGAACTCAGGTCAGTGGTAAAGAATACACTATGACCACAGCACAGATGAATTACTTTCTCGACCGCATTCATTACGGACAGAAGTAAGTCATGAGTAAGCAGGAGGTAGAGGAATTCGTTTGCGATAGCTGTGGAGCAACAGCTATCATCACTGACTTCAGTGAGAGCCACACACTGCCGCCTAACTGGCTCCACCTTATCGGGCAGGTAGATAAAGCCTATGCCTTTGAGCTTGACCTTTGTCCCAAAGATGCGGCCAAAGTCCTTAGATCACTAGAGAAGGAACTCTAATATGTGCGACGCTTGCGAAATGATGAAAGAAGAAGACAGCGGAGTAAAGGCGCTCTATAACGAGTGGCTCGATCAGGAGAACATAAAGCCCGGCGGTATGCTTGGGGCTGACTATGAAACCGGAATGGTCCGAATCCCTAACATCGGTATCATGGTTGTTCAGAAGACCACAGACCGTAGTGTCACTACTCTTGAGGGACACACTGAACTGCCGCCTAAGCTCAATGCGATCATTATCCATGAAGGTGAAATGGATAACTTCATTCGCGGTATCTTTGTTCAGATGGGTCCTGAGTTCATGTTCGGTCTTATCGGAAAGGAGTTCAACAAAGATGACTACGACGGCATCTAAGCGGGCTAATACCTTCCAAGGTAGTCGGGTCTTCATCGGACTTAGGCCCACGATTTTCGATAACGTAGAAGATCAGCACATCACTCTTGAGTACGTCGGTAGCTTCCCTGACTGGAAAGAACTCATCATGAAGTGCGAGCGTTGGGCAAACAAGTTTGCCTACATGCCCGTAACTGTGGAAGTGAATGGCTACGGTAACTGGCTGGCTACTAATAACGGTGACCATCGCTATTTCGACGTAGCCTTGATAGGCTTTAGGGAATACCCTGAACTCACGTATCAGAAGAACTGGCATATCACCCTCGGCAAAGACACTAAGCCGATTAAGCCTCGACAATTCGATATCATGAAAGACGCAGACAAGTTCGATATCTGCGACGATCTGTGGATCGGATATAAGAAGGCAGATGGTACGTCGGCTTGGATCAGGTACTTGGGCAATAGGGGAACCCTTATGCCTCAAGAATTGGAGCCTGAAAGTTGGCAGGTAGAGTAGTATGCGCCTATTGTGCAGTAGGATTTCCAGAAGGATTCTGTCTCACAGAAGGCAAGTGCAGTTCAAAAGACGATATGCTAGAAGGAGGCGAGAAGAACCTTGGAGAGATACTCGATATCACCGCGTCGCTCGGGGAAGACACATCTAGCGAGAGAGTATATAAAGATGCTGTCTCAACTGGACGCAAAAGAGCGGCCGAACTTTACCCGATATCAGTTGGGCAGGTTTGTGCGTGGGCATGGTCTAAAAACTGCGGGGGCGGCGTATCGCCTATCACCGGCTGTACTGGTAGGCCAGCCACCAACATTCATCACGGACCTGATAAAAGCACGTTCTCTAATGAAGCCTCCAATATATCCGTCATTTGCACGTTTTGCCACAATCGCTGGCACGTCGCAAATGATAAGTTCTATAGTGAGCCAAGGCCCGATAATGGACTTCCGTGGCTACCAAATGTTCCCGAGGGTAAAGAACTTATACCCTTGGAAGCTAGAGTAAAAGCAAGTAAGCAGGAAATCCTTATGGAAGAAATGCTCATACCAGAAGGCGGTAAAGATAAGTGAACGTAGATATCGTAGTAAACATTCAGTATAGCAAGGTAGTGCCAGTAGGTCCCGGTAAAGCTATTACGACTACCGAACAGATTCAGATCAAAGATACTGTCGATGAGACTGTGGTCCAGAGTTATATCAATACCATGACGCCGATAGTTAGCGAACCGGCTTAGCGTAAAGAATGTCGATTTGACACGATAGCCACTCTATGCTACACTTGTAGTAACGGTAGCATAGAGTAAGCAGATAACTCAATAGGTGGGGATAAGGATTACTCAACCTTATCTTAAACGATGACAGGGAATGGGCGCTAGACGAAAGAGATTCCAAAACGGATCGTCTCGTATATGCGATCACGCTGGCTATATCTAGTTAGCCGAAGTTCACGCCCACCGCTATCCCAATAAGGAGCACAAAGAAGATGCTGATTGAAGACGTAGAAGTTAGTCCCCCACAGAAGGTATGGCGCATTAGCCATTCCACAGGAGAAGCTTTCCTTGCCTGCGAAAAGAAGTATGAATACGCTCACGTAGAGAACCTTGCACCTAAGAAGATGCCTGCGGCTTTGGCCCTTGGTATCTACGGGCACGGAGTATTTCAGGTATTCTTTGAACAGATCAAAGAACATGGTGACGCTGGTGTTGCTCAGGCTCTTGCATTGCGCCACGCATATAAGGATATCGAACACTTCGGTAAGATCGGCAATGAGCTTATCTACTGGTTCGATAACGTATGGCCGACGCTTGGCTGGAAAATCCTTGAAGTCGAAAAGACGTTTTACCTGAAACTGAATGAGGATACGGAATACCCGTTTACCGTTGACCTCATTATCGAATTGAATGGTCAGCTTCTTATCGTTGACCATAAATTCACCGCCGATGCCTATGCCGAAGAACTTCTTCTGGTATACCCACAGCTTCCCAAGTACATCGGGGCGCTTAGGGCATTGGGAACGCCGGTAGTATCCGCTATCTATAACATCGTCCGTACCCGGTCGATGAAAGATATGGACGCTAAGCTTGTTCGCCAGCCGGTAAAGGTGAACAACGCTCGCATTAAGAACAGCTTCAAGATTCACCTGAACACAATTGATAAGATCAAGTCTCATGAAGGTGAGTTCGTCCGCAACGTCGGATATGGTTGCAAGTTCTGCTCTTTCGTTGACCTCTGCGGTCTTGAAATGAATGGCGAAGATAGTACGTCGCTAAAGGCAGTGGACTTTGTTCCTAACACCTACGGATATGCAGGGGAGGAACTGTAATGGCTGAGAAGATTGAACATAAGTGGCATAATCCTTGTACCCGCGATGATGATGCCCATAATGCTGGCTGTATGTGGTGCGACGGCGGCTTGGAAGTCTGTAGTGTATGTGGAGCTTTTGAAGGTGCAACTCCTGATGATTGTCCTAATGTAAGGCTTCAGCCTGACGAGACGGACGCTATCTATAAAGGACTTAGGAACTTTAGAGACGGTAAGTGGCATGACGAATGCTGTCAGGTCATGCGCCATATCTACGACAAAGATAACCTCATGATGGAACAGGGCTACTTCCAAAATGAACACGGTCACTGGGAGAAATACCCGGTAGCAGAATGGGTAAAGGTGCTTTAAATGGGTGAATACGACTACACTAAGCCGACTCAACCGATGCCGGTAAAGGCATACGATATGAAGTCTCTTCTTAGTTCTATGACGAACATGGAAGATGAAGAGGCTCCGTTTATCGGTGGTGTTTATGGTCCCGCAGGTAGCGGTAAGACCTTTACCACTATGGAACTTGCCCAGCAGATTACACCGCCGGATAAGATCATCGTCTACTGCTTCACTAATCAGGGTTGGACTTCCCTGAAGAATAAGCCGGAGCTTATGCACCGGGTAAAGAAGATGCCGTATGAAGACTTCGATCAGATTCGTTCTCTCTGTGAAGCTTTGAGAAATCCACAGTTCAGGGAGCTTACCAATATCGGGTCTGTGGTATTCGATGAGTTCAACACAATGTTTGACATGAATATCGAGGCCATTACAAACTTCAGGTCTATCACGAATGAGAAGGGCTATAAGGACCCCGATACTCCTGAGTGGCCTGAATACAACACGGCAAAGATGCACATGATTAACCTCATGAACGATGCTCTTGCAACACCGGGTATCAACTTCTTCTTTATCGCTCACCCGAGGTTCCAGAAGAAGACCGGCTTTACCGAACCGGATATGTTTGAGAAAGCTTCGCAGGCTTTTATGCGAGTGCTTCACTCTCTATACTACTTGACCAATGAAGAGCACGACGGTAGGGTAGTTAGGCGCATACAACTTATGGGTACAGATCAGATCGTAGCGAAGAATCGCATTGGCGGTCTTGGAATGTACGCTAACAATGTGCGAGAGATTTCCGACGCTTTCAAGAAGTGGAGTGTCGGTAAAGAGGTTCAGTCTCCCGCTTCCCCCAAGATGGAGATTGAGTCAAAGGTAGAGGAACCTATCTCCGCTAAGGAACCCGAGCCTGAAGTAACGGCTGAAGAAGAAACAGTAGCTCAACCAGAAGCAGTAACCCCTACGGTAACTCTGCTTGACGGTGACGATATGTTCGCAGGAATGTTCAGCTGATAATTGAATAGCTCTAGTCGTAACTGCCCTGCGATTCAGGGAGTATGCCGGTAGAGAATAACTGAATAACAATTCAATAATAACTAAATAGGTGGTACCTACCTAATTGGGTCGCGACTGTCATATCGCAGGCTAAGCAGGGTTATCCATATAATACCGGCCACCACTTTACCTCTTTACCTCAAACCTCTAACCTCGAATCAAAGGAACTACAATGTCTGAATCAAACAACTTCTTCGACGCATTCGGTGTCAACGCGAATGACGTGGACGAGAACCCGTTCTCTATCCCGAAGAACAAGTACGATGTTGTTCTCGCAGATGCCGGTGTCAAGGAATTCAATAACATTGAATACTTCGTCATCGAATGGCAGGTTGCTAACGGACCGCACGCCGGTAAGAACGCATCCGATATGCACCGTATGCAACCGTGGACTCCGCAGGAACGCGATGATTGGGAAGCAATGAATGCCCGCACCCTTTCAGGATTCAAGAAGGCTCTTATGGACCTCGGAATGAATGCGGCTCAGATTGGCGCTTTCAATCCCCGGACTATGGGGCAGAAGCTGGCTGGAATTAAGGGGACCGCTTCAATGGGTCCGCAGAAGAACAAGCCGGAATACAATAGCATTTCAAACTTCTCCCGCAAGACGGCAACAACTCCTGTTGCTAACTCCGCTGGCGCACCGGTTAGTAACGGGAACCTTGCGGGAGAACCTGTGGCAGAGGAAAATCTTGCCGATATGCTGGGCGACTGGTCTAAGTAGCACGGGAAAATACTTAGACCTCTCTCAGCGAACGTAAGTAAGAGAGAGTACCACCACTGGTAAGACAATGGCGGGTGAGTTAGCCTTAGCTCACCCGCCATTGTTGTCTAAGATAACTATGATTAGGAGCACCCGTTGTCAGAGAAGGACGGCATTCTTACCTTCCTCCAACATTGTTGGGGGGCAGAAGATACGTTTATCTATCTGGCCACTAAGCCCGAACCTGATCTGTGGAAGATCACAAAGCCACAGAAGTGGCCCGAGAATAGTGAACAGATAGTACAGTTCATAATTGCGTTCAACGCCCAAGGTAAAGATGTCTATTTCTCCCCGGCTCAATATGAAGATGATCCGTCGGCTAAGGATAAGGCTAATGCCAAGGGTTCCCGCGTATTGGTAGTGGACCTAGACGGCTACAAGGACTCTCAGAGCGCCCCTGACGCGGCACTGGCGCTCCTGAAGGAGCTAAACCTCCCCGAGCCCACGTACCGCCTGCAAAGCTCTCAGAAAGGCGCTGAGCACTGGTATTGGATTCTTGATAAGTTCTATCCGTCCGATATCATTGAAGACCTGAATCGTCGATTGGCCTATTACCTAGGCGCTGATAAGGCATGTTGGAATATCGACCACGTATTCCGCCCTCCTTATACCCATAACCATAAGCCTGAGCGTAGGACCAAAGACGGAACGCCGCCTATGGTTACGATTGCACACTTCTCCCGAACAGTGCATTCTCCCACAGCCTTTGGCGACTTGCCTGCCGTTAAGAAGCAGATCACCGAAATGATTGAATTCGGTGACATTCCCGCTATCAGCGACGTGCTGGCTAAGTATCCGTGGGATAACGTCCACCTTGATATTCTGAAGATGGATAAGAAAGCATTCTGGAAAGATGCCTCCGGTGATTACGAAAACCGTGGCCTAACTATGATGCGTCTTGCTTACTTCTGTGCCGAAGTAGGTATGACAGATGAGGCTATGTATGCGGTCATTAATGACTGTGACGAACGTTGGGAAAAGTTCGTAGGTAGGCACGACCGAGATAAGCAAATGGTAGCGTTCATTAATAGGGCTAGGCTTAAATACCCCACAGAAGTCTTCGCTGTGGAAATGGCTCAGGACGATATCAAGCAGGTCTATACGATCAAGGAATTCCTTGCGTCAGATTTCAAGTTCGACTGGCTTCTCGATGGGTTGATTACTAAGAACTCTATCAACTCTATTTCATCCCGGCCCGGTGTCGGTAAGTCCCGTCTTACCCTTCAGCTTGCTAAGTGCCTTGCTTCAGGTGAGGACTTCTTAGGCTTCAAGAATCTGGCCGGTCCTATGAAGGTGATGTATCTATCACTCGAAATGGGCGGTCCTATCCTGAAATACTTCGTGCAGTCATTGGTGGAATCTTCCAGCATGGACATAGACGAAATAGAAGAACGGTTCCTCTTGGTCCCACAGGGAGAGCCTTTGGCTTTGGCTAGTCCCGACGGTGCGTTGTTCTTCGACTATCTGTTGGAAAGTCACCAGCCTGACTTTATGATTATCGATGCTATGTCCTCACTATCTCATGAAGAGATTGGTGAGAAGGTGGCTAAGCAGATCATGGGTAAGCTGAAGTCGGCATTGAATAAGAGCGGTATCACTTTCATGCTGATTCACCACAACAAGAAGGGGAGCGAGCTTAATAAGAATAGCGCCCCGACTATCGACGATTTCTACGGTAACACCTTTGGTACCACAGACTTCGCCAGTATGACAGCCCTGTGGAATCCTCCTAATAAGAGGTTCACAGAATTTCACGCCCTAAAGACTCGTGTAGGCGCGAGTCCCAAGCCTCTTATCTTGAACGGTAAAGATCAGTTTACCTTTGAGATTGAGACAGAACAGGAGTCCACCAGTGACGATAACAATGGGGAAGAAAATCCCCTTCAGCAATTTGGCTTTGGAGCAATGGGTTAACCTTATCGAGAAAGCGACGATCGTTGGTTTCGATACAGAGAATCAAGGACTACGGGTTTATTCAGGTGAAGATAAGAACCTTGGGTTCTCCATCGCCTTTGAATCAGACTTCGGAGTTATTAAAGGTTACTTTCCCTGTAACCATATCAGGGGCGAGAACCTTGAAGAAGCTGACTGGAAAAAGATTCTTGATCTGGTCACGCGGAAGGTACTTGTTCTCTACAACGCCGTCTATGATCTTAGTGTCCTCCGACAACTCGGATACGAAATAAAGACATTCTTCTGCGCGCAGAGAATTGACCACCTGATTAACGAAAATCATCCCGTCTATTCTCTGGATGCAAGTGCTAAACGGTGGCTCGGCTATGAAGTCAAAGAGAAGTCACCTGAGTTTGAATTGGCAATGCTGGCGTGGGGTTGGGCAGGAATGTCTTCTGATCTTATGTACCACTACGCACAGCAGGATGCCGCCGGTCACCTTGAAGTCTTTCTTGCAGAGACTAAGCATAAAGAATTCCGACCCGAGCTTGTTAAGTTCTGGAAGGATATTGAAGCGCCTAATATCAATGTTCTTTCCAAGATGCGGTCTTATGGTGTCCGTATCGACGTGCCGCGGTGTCGCTTTGAACAGCTTAAAGGCGAGCAAGTTCTGGTTGAGTTGGAAGATGATCTAGGCGGTAAACCCAGTTCATCTATCTGGCTTAAGAAAACTCTTCTGGACGACCTCGGACTAGAGCCTCAGTATAAAATTAATAAGAAGGGTGAGAAACGAATCACCTTTGACAAAGAAGCCATGAAAGTTTATGAGCTTCAGCTTGAAAGGGTAAGTGCTGAAAGTGACCTTGCGAAGAAAATTCTCGAATATCGAGGTTGGCAAAAAGCAGTATCTGGTTACTATATACCCTATCAACGATTCGTTGAGAGTGATGGACGTCTTCGTGCTGAATACAAACCCCACGGAACCGTTACCGGGCGATTCTCTTGTGCTGACCCTAACCTGCAACAAATCCCTAAAGAAACAAACAAACCGTGGAATGGAGCGGTTAAGTCTTGCCTTATCCCCGCAGAGGGATACAAGCTTTGGGAACTCGACTACAGTCAACTTGAATTCAGATTGGCAGCTGCGGCGGCTAAAGAGGATTCCCTACTCGAAATCTTTAACGACGACTCGCGGGACGTTTTCTCTGAAATGGCGGCTAAGCTTGGCATGGAGCGAAACCCTACCAAGACCCTCAACTATACCATCCAATATGGTGGCGGAGTTGGCCGAATTAAAACTGTTTTTGGAGTCACAGCCGGTAAAGCAAAAGATATCATCGATAACTACTATGACACCTACCCTAACCTAAAGGCGGCAGGTCAAGCCTATGGGCGACAGGCTAAGGTCAAGGGATATGTAGATATCTGGTCCGGTCGGCGTAGGCATTTCCGCTATCCGAAGGATGAATACTATAAGGCGTTCAACTCTTATATCCAAGGCGGCGCTAGTGACTTGGTAAAGATGGTAATGAATGATTGCGACAGGGAAGTGAACTGCGACGATAGCCGCTTACTTCTTCAGGTTCACGACTCGCTGGTATGGGAGATTCGTGAAGGTATGGAAGATCAATTCCTGCCACAGATAGCAGAGATTATGACACGTCCAAATTTCGGAGTCCACCTTGCGGTGGACGCACACAGTTGGGTTAAATAATGAACGTATACTCTCGCGCCAGCGAAAAGAATCCCGCACACGCTATTCACATGTTTGACGCGGTAGGCGTATTCAATGCCAACTGCCCTGATTGCCAGACGCAGGCTAAGGCCATTGCCCGGTATATCTCCCCACAGCTTGTCGCTCTTGTTCTTCAGGATAAGAAGGACCGGGAAGAGCGACTGAAGAATATCGACGATACTGTAGTGAGGCTCCAAGCCGAGAAGGAACAGATCAAGCTCGATATCGAAAGGGGCTACGGTAACGATGTAGCAAAGCAGTCGGGCGAAGCTGGGACCTCATGTGCCTCATGCAAAAAGACTATTAGATTTGAGCATGGCTTCCCTAAAGACTTTAACACCTATACCGACGGTCGTGGCCGCTATTTCTGCACCGCTAAGTGCTATGAGGAGAGTCCAAAATGAGGGTCTTATCAGTTGACCCCGGTAAAGACAAGGGTGGCCCTAAGTCGGGCTCAGGCTGGTGTTATCAGAATCCCGAGAAGGTCCTTCTGTGGGGAGATACCCAAGACCTCGCCGGATTCCTTATGGCATGGGACTTTGAGAAAAACCCTATCGATCACGTTGTCGTAGAGGGTTATAAGATTCGTCCCGGCCAAGAGTCACAAAACGTCGGTATTCCGCTTATCACTGTGGAGAATGTTGGTAAGGTGAAGTTCTTCGCTCAGATGCGGAACATTCCCTTTACCGAATACATGCCCTTTGATAAGCGGAAACAGCAGGCGGCTACCGGGGCTAAGATCACCAGTAAAACGCCTAAAGATCAAACGCACCGGATCGATGCGTATAACCACGGACGCTGGTTCCTTATCGAACAGAATCTAAGTCCCACAGCCCTAGAGGCCATTCTATTCGCGGAACAGGGAATAGAGTGGAGGAAGGTAAAGAAGTAATGGCTGACCTAATGAGCAATATCTATCTTAATCCCGAAGATTACCGGATCGCGCCTGATCTGGAGATATCTCCCAGTGACTACCACAAGAAGATGCGTGATGGAAAAAGAGCCTGGCCTACCCAATACAACGTATATAGCAACCCGCTGGGGATCAGGTTGGGCTCTTTTACCAGTGAGCCTCTTGCACAAGAATTCGTCTCTAAGAGGATCAATCCTAAACCAGTATCTCCCCGCGTCTATGCGGATATATGTCGATGCGGTAGGTGTGGACCTGCTTGGGATTACATTAAAACAGGGGAAATCGTTTTTGAAAGGTGCGCTAACTGTCTAATGCCAATGCGGCATGACGTCATGTTGGCACTTAATGCACCGCTGACAAAAGACTTTAACCTCGACGACTTCTTGGAGATGTTCTAATGAAAGTAAAAGACCTCATTGCGAAGCTTCAGGAATTCGATCCCGAATTGACGGTTGTAATTCCTGATAGTGAGTATGGCGATACCACGGTAAGCGAAGTGAATATCGTCAAAGATACCTATGTCTACTGGGATAAGGCAACGACACTTCAACTCAGCGGTAATGATCTGACTAAAGAAGATATCGACCCGAAGTATTTCTTCCCACAGGAGCGGCCTGCGCCTCGTGCTGACGGCTTTATGAAGGGATATCAGCGGCTACTACAGGACGTGTTTACGGATCAGCTAAATGCCAGCCTGCATCCGTCTTTCTATAAGGGAACCCCGCCAGCAAAAGACGGTGTAGTTACTTTCAAGGTTATCAAAGGGGATAAAGAATAGTGGGCGCTGTAGACGATAAGATTGCGGAACTTCTCGCTAAGCACGGTGTTAAGAAGGAAGAGTTCGATATCCTTCCAGACGAAGAGGAAAAGAAAGACCCCCCTGAGCGAGTTCGCTTCAGGGGGGAGGCCGTTCTCTACGCTTTGGAATATCCGCTGAGTCCAAGGGTGACTAAGCGATGTAAAGAATGCAATGAACCTTTCTTGACTCTTTATAAGTCTGTGGGATACTGCGGTAATGAGTGTGCGATCATTCATTTGAGAAAACACTTCGGGATTACATGGCGTCCTAGTAGGGACCGCCGTAAAGAAAAGTGGGAGATTCAGGCAGAGCCTAAGACTATCCCGCTGAAAGCTCTCCAAGCGATGAAAGCGATTGTAGCCCAAGCAGAAGCTGATCTAGGATATTCAATTGCTCTACCGGAGATTCTACCATTCGTACCAAAGTCCCCTTATTACCGGAATCAGGATAACTCAGCGGCTTCGGAAGAGGACTATCGGATTTCGGTTTCGCCAGAACCTTTGGAGCGCCAGTTGGAAACGTTATCTTCTTTGGTTTCGTCAGAACAACCGGCTCTTCCTTCTTTAAGTACGACTGGAAAGAAGGTTCAATCTCTGGAACCAGAGCAATCATTAGCGTCAGTTGATCTTTTGGAATCGCTCTTCGACTTCTAGTTGTGGTACCCGCCCAGATACCCCACATGTCGTGAGCTACTGCATAATTAAGGCATTCGGTAGCTACGGGGCAAGCGGCGCATATAGGCCGCGTTAGTTCCATCCTCCCTTTTGATTCATCACCTGTAAACAAACGAGGGTATTCGTTGCACTTACCCTCTTTAGACCATTCAGACCGTTTGCGTCCAGTCACCGCTGGCGCTTCCCCTATTCCCATGAGTACATCTTAACCGTGGCATAGAGTAGGCGCAAGTCAGGAACCAAGTAGTCCGGTCTGTGTCAAGGGCCAAAAACAAGTAGTCATTTGGGGTTGCGCCTGATCCCAAAGTCGTTATAGAATCAAAGGGTAAGGCCGGTAGCTCCGCAAGAGCTACCGGCCTTCAGGGCGTCTAGGGCAAGTTATCAGGGATTAGGCCACATGAGCGCCCTGCTTCGGCGGCGCTGAACTATCCACAGAGGGATCAACAGGCACCGCCGGAGTCTGGTTAGGTATCCCGTAGGTGAAGCCGTAAGAGGCAAGCACGAACAGGGCAATGCTAAGCCAACCAATCTGAGGGATATATTCAATACCCTGTCGATTAATAGGCTGTGCGCCGAGAGTTACAAAGACACTCCCGAGAAAAGCCGTAAGGCCAGAGGCATAGGCTTTAGCAGTATTCTTAAAGTGATCGTTCATTACATCAGCTTTCTAGGTCGAAGATATCCAAGCAAAGAAGCCTTGGAAAGAGTCACCACAGCACTCGTACCTTTATTACCGGCACTCGTAGCGTTATTACTTAGGGTCTTTACGAACCCATTTCCCAAATCCTGGATGATGATTCCAACATGGGACATAGGAGTATTTCCGCCAGCACCCCATACCGCAACGTCGCCCATTTGCGTCTTCTGGTTATTAGCGACTTGCTGATATACCTTTGGATCATGGTTCTGCCATATCTCCTGAGCATAACCAACCATCGGTGCCTGACCTCCGACAAACCCTGTGGTATAGAAGTCGTAGAGGTCTACACACTGAGCGCCATAAGCATGGTCATAGTCCAGATACCTATTAGTATTAGACGTAATCCATTGGGCAGAGCCGTTTCCTGTAAGAGTAGGCGAACTTCTCGCACCCTCATTATAAGAGGACATAATCTGCTGTGCTCTTGCATATTGCGCTTCATAATTAGAGCCGTCACTAAAAGCACTTCTCTGGACCGCCTGAGCCTTGGCCCACGGTGTATCGCCCTGTGCCGCGCTCAAATGGTCGAAGAAGGTTCCTGCCGCGTAGTTAGGATCGAGGACCTGTCCGGGCGCTCCCCAGCCCTGAGAGGGGCGCTGTTGGAACAACCCGAGACTGTCCTGATCGCCGCCGTTGATATTCCGCAGACCGGATTCAGCGAGAGAGGTCATAATACCGATTTGGATATCGCTATCACTAAGACCTCTTGCTTTACCCGCCCGAATAATAGCCTGAGCGTTATTGGACTGTTCCCCGTCGAGCCCCTTAATAGGTCCGCTATAGCTTCCATCTGAGGACATAGGGCCGAGGTTAGACGTATCCAGCCCCAAAGCTTTATTAGCGGCATCCCGAGCGGCATTAACCTTCTGGACTTGGGTATTAACAATACCATTTGCCGCCTTACCCATATTTGCAATAGGGTCCCCGTTAAGACCGAGTTCATCGGCATTAGCGGGTCTAATTGTCGTGCCAGTAACCTGACCGGGAGTGTTAGCGATATTAGATTGTGCCGGGGAGTTATTGGTATCAGGAGCCTGTGCTTGACCTAAAGCGGGAGTAGGCTGTGCCAGCCCCCCAGTATTAGACTGAGGGGCTGGCATAGAATCAAAGTGACTCTGAGTGCCTTGCATATACTTAGATACCACAGGGCTCTTAGCGGCTGCCCCTAGACCAAAAGGGTCAGCCGAGATAGGCGTAGCCATATCTGCCACTATGAATTCCTTCGATAATCCGCCTTACTAGCGGAGAACTTTGCCTTCTGCTCTCCTACATAGGATCGCTGAGCGGCCGGGCTATTGTAGTCGGTGATCTTCAGACCGCTAAGGAAGTTAGCGATTTGAAGGGCGGCTACGTTGGATTGGTTTTCTCCGTGCATAGCGCCATTGGCAGTATCCGTTCTACCCTGACCAGTAATGTTCTTACCAGTCATTTTAGAAAGAAGTCCACCGTAGGAGCCAGTCAAAGAGTCCTGAACGTACTGGGCCGGATCAGTAATAGGCACGCCATTACTTGTTCCAGTAGCCAGATCGATAGGAATCTTTGCAAACGGACTAGCCGCCCCGAGAACTGTCTTACCCATATTAAGCTCCGAAGAACCATTCAACAATCCTCCCGCCGTAACTCCCGCTCCCAACTGGTCCATAACATCTGTTACCGGGTTAGCGAAGTTAATTCCCCACAGGGACTTACCTTCACCCTTCATAAGAGGGCCGATAACATTGTCGTAGTAATAGCTGGGCATCTGGGCATTGGGTGGAAATGGGTTGCCAAGACTTGTAGGATCGACTCCTTGAGTCTTAGCGAACTCATAAAGCGCCTTCTGTGGGATAAGGGCGACTCCCGGCTTATTCATCATCGTGTCTACAATGCGTGGTGTAATACCACGGAGCCATGTGTAGTACATGAATGCCGGTCGAACGTACTTAGCTTCCTTTGCCGTGAAGTCAGTAGACGTAGGAATCCAGCTAAGAACCTTTTCTTCCATCGACGCTTTAAGATCGTGGATATCCTTGAACTTGCCCTTCATAGCGTGATCGATAGCGAGTGCGGTACGGCTGAAGTTATCCCGCGTTGCCGCAAGGTTATTCAGAGAGAACGTATCGTTATCAAGCACTTTATTTTGAACGTCTTCAAGAGTCTGCCCAAAGCGGTTAAGCTTAGTAGCATCAGGAGTCTGCATAAAGTCTTCTGCAACACCGCCGCCATGATGCTTAGGCATAATAGGGCCGTCCTGCATAAGCCGGTACATAGACTCATAGCT